AGAAGATTTTTTATTAAATGCTGTGATATTAAAATAATTTTCTAATGCAGTGAAATCAAAATTATTAAAAAAAGAAAATTCTAATTCTGTAAGAGTATATTTTTTATTAATATAATTAATTCTTACAATGAAAGGTTTTTGTGATTGGTCTTTTTGATGAATAGAAAAAGGAAATCTTAATAATTGACCTGGTTTTCTTACACGTTCATCAGTGTAAGAAATATATTGTTTATAAGTAAAGAAGATAACATTCTCTAGTTTTTCCCACCGATTTATATTAGTGGAAACAGTAGAAACATAATAAAGATGGAAACCATTTCTTGACTCGACAATCATCGATGGTTTTAATATCTTATCCAACCAGAGTTCTTGAAGTTTATTTAAGAGCTCTTGTTTTTTTATAGCAACTTCACTATCAGGATAAGAATTATTATGTTCGTCTTTTAAATCAATATCAACATAAAAGCATTTTAATTCTTTCATATTGAGACGTTTTCTGCTCTCAACATAAAATTTTGCTTTAGAATTTTTTACTTTAACTTCTTCCATATTGCCGGTATTGGGTGTATAGAAGATATTATACGGTGAATTTCCATTTATAATATCTTGTAAAATATCATTGAATGATTTATGTACATATCGTGGAATATCATTCTTAAAGTAGAAATGACCTTTGAAATGATTGAAACCCATGAGTTCTTGAAATTGTTCAAGTAATATTTCGTCAGATGAATTCATATAAAAATCGCCTCGGTTCTTAAATTGTACATATAAAATATTTATATTTCTATTTTAGCATAAAAAAGGTGCGAATGAAATATATCGTATAAAGTTTTCATAGGTGCGGATAAAAAGTTTTATAAAAGATTTATATCGCACCTATAAAAAATCTGAGTGCAGATATATAATCTTTTATAAATGGATTTTTAGGTGCGGATATATAAATAACATTATTTTTATTATTTTTTTTTTTTTAATTGCTTAGATAGATAGATAGATACAATGTTATTTATACATATTCTTCTTTTATATATAAAGTATTTTTTAAGCATAGAAATAATATCTATGCTTATTTTTTATAGAAATATTTATACGGATACATTTAGGTATAGTATTCTGTATTTTCCAAGCAGCTTCAGAATTGTTTCTGAGATACTTCTATATCATTTTGAATATAAACCATAAGACAGCTGTTTAAACTGTGATACGGATTGAATATGGAAGAATGAAAGCTATTACAGCTGGAAATGGTACAACGATAATAGCTTTATATATAAATTTTTTATGTAAAAAGAAGTAAAAATCGTAGTAAAGAATAAATAATATATAAATGTAAGGGTAATGAAAGCCTTTTATATCAAGAATATCGAGGTGATTATTTATGTTTGGATAAGATGAAACGATATATACATGTACTTTGAAAAACAAATATTGGAAAGGACAAGGTGAATTTATGAATGAAAGTTTAGTACCGATTCTACTCGAAAACGAGGAATTTGGAAATGTACGATGGCTGAAAGTAGAAAATGAACCTTATGCTGTTGGGAATGATATTGCTAGTGCTTTGGAATATGCAAAACCAAAAGATGCTGTATCTGCTCATTGTCAGGGGGCCGTAACTTACAGCCTCCTTTCCAACGGTGGAATGCAAGAAACAAAAATAATTCCAATCGGAGATATTTTTAGATTGATAGTTGCAGCGAGCAAGCAGTCAAAAAATGAAAACATTCGTGAAAAAGCAAAACGCTTGGAAAGTTGGATTTTTGATACTGTAATCCCGGCAATTGCTACGACTGGAACTTATAGTATTCAGCCTGTTCAGCAAATAATGGTAGACCCTTATAAAATGAACGCTGAACAACAATTTCGATTGGAATTCCTAAGAGAACAAAATCGTTCAAAAGAATTAGATTATAAGGTTGAGAAAGTTGCGCTTGAAAAGATGAAGTTTGAAGCAAAAAGCAAGAAAATTTCTGAACAATCTACAGTTAAAAATCCTGCTGTTCAATCATTTTCTTGGAATGAACCCTTGAAAGTTGAAAAGACACATCATTCTTCAGATTGGGTAAACATTACAGAATTGATAAATGAACAACTGAAACCTAATTTTCCTGATGTGAAAAAATCAAGAAAATTAGGGGCTAATTCGTTAAATGATTTTTTGGTTGAAAATGATTATGCTGAAAGGGATTTTAGTGAATTGTGGTCAGATGGTCATTATGAAGATTATACGACTATACGATTTAAAGAAAAAGGACAAAAACTGATTCAGAAAGGTATTGTTACATATGCAAAGTCTTCATTGAAAAAAATGAAGATAATGTGTTTTATAGAACCGTTTGCCCAAAATGGCACAAAATAAAAGCAAAAAATTTCTTCTTAGAACATCAAGATGAAATAAAAGAATTTTTAACAAAACCTAAGAAGAAATCTAAAAAAGAGCCTAAGAAGAAATCTTAAATAAGTAAAATATAAACATCTTAACCAATACGATTTCCTTATAAGCAGAAGACCTAAAAATCTTCTGCTTTTTTAGTTTTTAAAACGGCATAGTTCCCTTATAAACATCGGTGTGATAATATATAAAAAAGTTACTTTATAGAAAGGATAGGTGATTAGTTATGGATAATGTTAAAAACATGAATTTAAATACTATTAAACTTAAAAAAGATGCGATTCAACAGAGGAGTATGATTGTTGGAGAATTACAAAATTTATATTTTAATTGGGAAAATACTTTAAAAAATTATTATAATCTTAATTTAAGATATGAAGATTATAATTATAATAATGATTTTAGTCTTGGAACGATTGAACATTTAACAATGGTCGAAGAACGATTACTCAAGAAATTAGCTTATTATAACGAAGTCGAAGACCTTTATTTACAAGAGCTAAAGAATTTAAAAGATATTGACGAATAAACTTATAAAAAACAACATTATATATTAGAAGAAATTTTGTAATTATAAGATTTAATCAAAGTTTCTTCTATTTTTTATGTATAAAATAGAAGAAATAAAAACGGTATATTTAAGTCTTGATTTAACTGCGTTATAATAAAATCAAGTTAAGAGTCAAGAACTAATTAAAGGAGGTTATGATTATGTCTAACATGATTAATACAGAACAGTTTTTTACTCAAGATTTGAATGTTCTTAATCAACAACAAGATGATATGTTAAAAGCTGGAGTGATTATTTTCAAAGGCCAGCAAGTTACTACTATTTCCGGAACTGCAAATTTCTTGAATGTAGCAAACGCAACTGTAAATAATGCATTTACTAATAATAAAGCAAAATTTATTTTAAACGATTGGTATTTTGAAATCACGGCTCAAGAACGCGAAGAGCTTCGTAAAACTTATCCGCAAATCGGAACAAATACAAGATATTTATTTACAGAGAAAGGTTTTAGAATGCTTTGTATGTTGTCTCGTTCTGAAGCAAGCAATGTCGTAGTACAAGATACTATTAATAAAGCTTCTGAAGTAGATTTAAAGAAATATTACTTAGAACTTGCAGAAAAAACTTTAGAACGTGCACCAGAACATTATCCTTTTATTTTAGAATTATTAAAGCAACATCAAGACCATTTATCTATTTGTGAAAAAAATCGCCATGAAGAATATTTACAAATGCTTCGTGCAAATTTACAAGAAATTGAAATTAAAGAACGGTATGAAAAAGAACGCTTATTGTTAACAGCAAAACAAAGTGGGCAAAATGAGCAAAATGAACCGAAGAAATGTCGTTGGGATAAATTTAAAAAAGGACAAAGTTTAGTCCTTATAAAAGGTAAAATGATTGAAAATGGTGAAATAACTTTCGAATCAATTTCGGAAGCATCAAAATATTTAGGTGTTCGTACTGGAACTGTGGCTTCTGTAGCACTTTATAGTAAATCACGTTTCTATTCTCCGCTGGAAGTATATATACAATATATTCATAAAGACGAATATCTACAACAGAAAGCTGGATAATATAAAATTTACAAATTTATAATTTTATAAATTTACGGAGCTTATATAGTAGAGAATTAAAGCTAACTCTATTATATAAGCCCTTTTATTGTTATCTTAGTTAAGCATTAGTTAAGGTATCTAAAATTTAAGGAGCTTGCCGTTATTGGCTCCGCAAATTATGCTTTTTTATAAATTCTTCTAAAATTTCTAAATCTAAATCAAATATTATGTAACGGCATATGTACAAGATTTAGAAAACTCGATATAATTAAATTAAAGATAAACAAATAAAGATGTATATAAGAAAGGGGATAATTAAAATGACTAGACTGATTATTGACAACAACGAATTTGTAGATGTATATTATCAAGATGCTTTTGATTATGCTGTGAAAGAAGGTCAAAAAAAATATGGCTATGATATTGATGAAATTAGCTTTTATTTTCACTTCGACCAGGACACCATCGAACGTTATTTTTATGAACAAGTTAGTTATGAAGATGAAGACCTTGAAAAAATGTTCGAAGCAACCGTTAAAATAGAAAATCTCGCTGAAGATGAATCGTATATTTACTCTATTACATACATTATGCGACATATGCCAGACGAAGATGAAGACCATTGGTATTTTGATAATGAATCAATAATGGTTGAACGAAAAGAAAAATAATTTTGTGAATTAGCTAGTTAAAATAAAAGGGAGGTATTTATCATGGATGCACAGAAGAATAATGAAATTAAATTTTTGAAAAATGTGGTTAATTGGATTCTTGCCGTAATATTATTCTTCGTGCTAGGCGGACCACAAATAATGGCAGAATGTTTTAATATAAACATACCTGTACCGCGTGTTATAATAATTGGATTACCTCCAATAATGAGTCAACCTCCGCAAAAATCAGAAGCAGAATTAGAAGAAGAAAGAATGAATGAACGAATAGAAAATTCACTAAAAAAACAGCCTGTAGTACAATTAACACAACAGCAGCAAGAAGAACGTGAAAAAATAATAATGAAAAGAGCAAAAGAAGATAACTTAAATCCTATTAATGCTTTAAGAGCATATAAGAACGCAAAATATTTTATAAATAATCGAGGAAATAAAGGTTGTTCAGAAGATATGTTACAGTATGTTTTAACTAAAAATAATTTCTCAGATGCTGAAGCAAAAAACGCAATAGTTTGGCTAGTAAATTATCGTGAAATAGATTTTTTTGAGCAAGCTTATTTAGCAGCTGAAAATTATCTTAAAACTTCAGATGGGAGTGGATTAGTAACAGACGAACTTGAACGTTTAGGTTTTACGAGAGAACAATGTATTTACGCTAGAAAAAAACTTCTAAAAGTAAAATCATTATGAATATCTTTTATTAAGACGATGGATGTTTTTGTCCATCGTCTTTTCATTTATAAGAATATCTTTAAAGAACAAATAGCGGTGCGTATCTTTTACCTCAGCAACATGATATAATTATATATATGAAAGGACGTGATTAAAATTTTGGAACTTACTTTGGATTTATCGGAACTACTAGATGTAGACGATAATCTACAAAAAGATATTATATTAAACTGGAATGAATCTAAATTAAATAAATTCTTGAAAGGTCAACTCGTAGGTACAAGTCCGTTTACTATCAAAAATGTCGATAAAATTGAATTAGCTTTATTCGATGATGAAGTGCATCTATTAATTATTTATGAACAAACTCGCCTATTTTCGAATAAACAAGATTTTATTAAAGTAAAATTCGAGATAAATGACGAAATATTAATATTCGAATGGCGAACTTCGTACTGGGTAATCAACAGACAAAAAATAAAATGACAAAGTAAATTATAAATATCATATATCTTGCTAGTAAAAAGTATTTCTGTATTGAAGGTGTCTTGCCAAGCTCCTTTTTGTAATTGTAATTGAAAAGTTTGCCATATTTTTTCAGTTATTTTCAGCTCCATAAAAAGTTAAATTAAATTTTTTTATTAAAAAATCCTTGATGAAAAAATGTAATTTCATTGAGGATTTTTTTTATTTTAAAAATGAGCAACTAAAAATTGTTTCTGTTCATTACAATTTTCATATTTTTCACAGTCAGCTGGTTCGTGAATCTGCTTTTTACTTAATCTTTTTTTCATTAAAGATTTTGCCTTTTTAAATTTACTTTCATAATTTTACTTAGTTCTATTCTAAATAAAAATTTATTCTAAAGCTTTCTGTTTATATTTTACCTCCTAAAATTAAACAGAAAAAAATGCCATCTTTATAAAAGAGATGGTGTTTTTTTATATAAAAAATTGTTTAATTCGTTACTATAGAATGAGTAATATATAAATGATAAGACAAATCAAAGAATACATTATGACGAAAACAGATTGATGTATTCTGTTTTTTTTTGTTTCTCCTATTCCAATATAGAGATTATTAATATGAAAAAATTAGAAACGAAGAAGGAGAATCAATAAATGACATGGCGTTAAAAATTCGCACTGAAAAACATAAAAATATCTTTTATATCATAGGGAATAAGTTTACTATTGGAAGATACCAACATGAAAATCATACTCATACCAATTTCTTAATTAATACCGATGATTTCGATGAAGTAAAAAAATATAACTGGAATTACAATAAACATTATTTCTTTACATCTATTAACGGGAAACTTATTTATCTACACGAGTTAATTTTAAATCTTCATGGTATTTATAAAACGGATAGAAATCAAGATGTTGACCATTTAGATTTAATAAAAACAAATTGCCGACTGGAAAATCTAAGAATCGTTACTAAAAAAGAAAATGCAAAAAATAGAGAATGGCCATCTCAGTCAAATACTGGTTTTAGAGGAATATACTATGAACCAGAAGAAATTCGCTCTTCTAAAAATTCTCCGCCTTTCAGAACTACAATTATATCAAAGGATGGTAAGAATCTTATCTGTGGTAGATATAGAACATTAGAAGAAGCAATTATTAGCAGAATCGATAGCTATCAAATCGAACACGATTTTATTTTAGATTTTCCTTTGGAATTAGTTGGTAAAGTTCCAGATGATTATAACATTAAAGTCGAATAAGGAAATTTAATAGGATGATAATAATGCGATTAATTAAAAATAATAAAGTAACTACTATAGATAGTTTGGAAGACGCTAAACGATTAAAAGAGCAAAGAGCATTGCAAAAGAAAATTAAAATTGCTTATGATACTGTTGAATCATTATTAGAAAAGCTTACTGAGGCCTCAGATATGTTAAACGAATTAAGTATATCTTCTATTTTAATCAATAATAATCATCTTATAATTGGAACGATTGTTGATGGGAAATTCTATTCCGGCTTAGTTATTAAAGTGGATAATAAAATTTTTCAAATATTAAACAATAATTGTGATAGTGATGATTATGCATAAAGAATTAAATCAAGAAGTTTATCGATATAGACATTATTTAATACAACATTTAAGAAATATTTATATGCAAGACATATTGAATGATTTGAGAGAAATACAAAAGATAAAACAAAAAGAATTTAATAGATTATCTACAATAGATAAATTCTTTTATATCTATAAAGAAGTAGAATATTTACATCGAGAGATTGAAAGATTATGCAAAAAGATGAATATTTAAATAAAGAGAGGTGAATAAAAATGGCAAGAGATTTTGCAAAACAATTTTATAATTCTTCAGCATGGCGTAAAGTTCGAAATGTAATGATTTCAAAAAGCCATGGTATTTGTAGTCGATGTGGTAATGTTTTTAATTCAAGAGATTTAATAGTGCATCATAAGATTTTTTTGAATGAAGATAATATAGATAATCCTGAAGTATCTTTAAACCAAGACAATCTCGAAGTGTTATGTTGGAATTGTCATAATTCTATCCATGCTAAAAACGGAGACACGAATAGAGATATGAAATTCGATTCAGACGGGAATATAATCGATGTTAATTAGTATGAATTGTTTAGATGAAATAATTTATAAAAATTATATTGATGAATAATGCCCCTTAATAGATTAATCGCGTTTCAGGTACCCCCCCTTGAAAGTTGATTTTTTCTACGGGTGTCCAGGCCGACCTCTTCACTTCCTTCTTAGCAAATCCTAAATTGCGCGAACCTTAATGTTTCGATAGGTTGACGCAACTTTATTCAAAAAATACGCAGCTTTATTCAAAAATTGAGGTGATAAGAATGATTAAATTAACAGTTGAAGAAAAGAAATTGGAGCAAAAGAAAGTATTAAAAAAATTAAAACCTATTCTAAATGTGCTTGATGAATCAAAAAAGAAAGTCATAGAAGGAGCTTTAGAAAGATTATCATTTTTGATAGTGGAAATAAAACAATTGGAAGAAGAACTATTAGAAAAAGGATATATCGAAAGTACAACCTCCAATGGAACAAAACAAAGCCCTATTTCGCAAGCATATTCCGCATTAATAAAAAATTATACTAGCCTGATGCGTGAAGTTACAAATGCAATTCCCAAACAGGAAAAGAAAGAAAAGAAAAATGAATTAATGAGTTTCCTCACTGCTGAAAAGAAATGATTGTTATGGATAATAATATAAAAGAATATTATCAACAAATTCAAAATGGATTACAAGTATCCAGTGAAGTGAAAAATACATATGAACATTTATACGAAAAATTATCTGATACATCAGATGGATTTCACTTCGATATAGATAAAGCGAATAGAATAATTAATTTTGCGGAAAAATTTATCGTTATGCCGAAGAGTAAATCCCAAGAGACGGTGAAATTATTACTTTGGGAAAAAGCAATGTTACAAACCATTTTTGGATTTGTTGATGATTCTGGAAATAGACAGTATAGTGAAGCATTCTTAGAAGTGGGACGTAAAAACGGAAAATCAGCCATTGCAGGAATTATAGCATTATATATGTTATTGGCAGATGGAGAACGACAACCGGAAATATACTGTGCTGCGAATAAACTAGACCAGGCAAAAATCGTTTGGCAAGCTGGAATAGATATGATTCGTTCTTCTAGTGAATTATCCAACTTATGTAAAATTCGCGTGGGTGATGTTACTACTGAATTTAATGGTGGAAGATTTAGGCCGCTTGCAAATGATAAAAATTTTGATGGATTAAATGCAAATCTTATAATTTTTGATGAAGTACATCAGTATCAAACAGACGAATTATATAATATTTTAGTCGATTCCCAGGCAATGCGAGAACAACCATTAACATTACTGACAACTACGAACGGTTTTACTAGAGATAAATTTCTGGATAAAAAATTAGAAGAATATCGAAAAATAATTAGAGGATATAATGATTTCTCTTATGTAGATAATCGCAGAATAGCTTTTATTTATAAATTAGATTCAGAAAATGAAATATATAATGAAAACTGCTGGATAAAAGCAAATCCATCAATCGATGTAATTCGTTCCAGAGATAAATTAAAAGATGATGTTGAAAGAGGGAAGCACGATACAGAAAAGAAAAAAGATATATTAACAAAATTTTTTAATCTTCCGCAGACTGGTTATTTTCATTATTTAACTGTTGAAGAATGTACTAATAAATCAACATTTGATATAGAAAAACTTCAACCGAGATATTATATTGGTGGATTCGACCTATCAAAAGTAAATGATATTACTTCTGCTGTAGTTATGTTTAAAATACCTAATGATGAATCCTTTTATGTTGAAAACATGAACTGGATGCCAGCTGAATTATTAGATGAACATATTAAGAATGATAAAGTACCTTATGATATTTTCTTGAAAAAAGGTTGGTTGAGACTTTGCAGTGGAGATAGAATTGAATATAGAGATGTCATTGAATGGTTTGAAGAGATACGAAACCAATATGATTTATATCCATATAAGATTGGATATGATAGTTATGCGGCAAACTATATGGTAACAGAAATGAGAAAACTATACGGAAAAGATGCTCTAGTGCCTGTTCACCAAGGCGCAAAATCTTTATCGTTACCATTGCAACATCTAAAATCACTGCTGAATAATAAGCTGATAAATTACAATAATAATCAATTAATGAAAATGTGCTTATTAAATCTTCAGGTAACAAAAGATTCTAATGGAAATTTAAACACTACGAAAAATAGAAACTTAAATATAAGAGATGATGCCGCTTCAGCCTTATTAAATGCACTGTATGTATATTTAAATGAGATGGATAATTATAATAATCTTATTTAAGATATTCAATCTCATTTAAATATACCTAATCACATTTAATAAAAAAGGATAGAAATAAACCTCTTTCCTTATTTTTAAGTTAGAAGATAAAATTTTTATGCATAAAAAATTTATTTCTCGTGCAGTGAAAGAGGTGAAAAAACTTGAATTTATTAAAAGAAATCCGTTCGCAATTCACTGAAATTTTCGGAAAAAATAAAAATGATGCTAATAAGAATGTCGGCGTTGCATATAAAATGTTGAATTCTTGGATAAATTATTTTTCTGATGCACCAGCGGATTTATATCAAAATCCAACAATACGAACTTGTATTGATGCTATTGCTAAAAACTTCGCAAAAGTTGAAATTCATCATTATATTGGTAATGAAAAAGTAAAAGATTCACTAGAACAAATTTTACAAAGACCCAACAATTTAATGAATACTTATGACTTTTTATATAAAGTAATTTCCGCTTTATATATGAATGGTAATGCTTTTATTTATATACAAACAAATAATAAAGGAGAAATCACTGGATTGTTTCCCATTTCAGCATTATCCTATGAATTACGTGAAGTAAAAAATGAATTATATGTAAAGTTTCAGTTTACCGAATCTACAAAAACGATTGCATATAGAGATTTAATTCACCTAAGAAAATATTATTATGATAATGATGTTTTAGGCGATTCTTCTGAAATTGCATTGGATAATGAACTGAATATTTTAAATTCAACTGAGCAGGCATTACAGAATACAGTTAAAAATGCTGCACAGATAAAAGGTATTATTACATTAAATAATGTTGTTCGTCCTGATGATAGAAAGAGAATTTTGGATGAATTTAATGAAAAATTTGTTCAAGGCGGCATAGGAATTTTAGACCAATCTGCTTCATTTACATCTGTAAATACAAGCGATTCTACAGTAGATTACGATAAAATGAAATATATGAGAAACGCAATATATTCATATTTTGGATTAAATGAAGATATAATTAATTCCAACTTTAATTCAACTACGTGGAATGCTTTTTATGAATCTGTATTAGAACCTTTAGCGGTGCAAATAGCAGAAGAATTTACTAATAAAATTTTCACAGATAATGAAAGATTAGATGGTCATCATATTCATGTTTTAGCTAATCGTTTGGAATATGAATCGTTCGATAGCAAAATTAATATGTCTCAACAGCTTCTTGCGGCTGGAGTTTTAACAATAAATGAAGTGAGAAATGTTTTTGGTTTTCCTTCAGTAGAAGGTGGAGATGAAAGACAAATTTCACTGAATTATGTAAATGCAAAAGACCAAACTGAATATCAACTTGGACATGAATCTAAAGATACTTCTTCTAAAGAAGATTCATCTAAAGATAATTCTAATAAAGATATTCAAGCAGAAGAAATAAAAAAGTGAGGTGATATATATGAATAATAAAATTGAAATTCGTACAGCATTAGAATTAGTACCGCTTGAAGAAAAAGGAAAACATATTATCCAAGGGAAAGCGATCGTTTATAATCAACCTGAAATATTATATGTAGATAGATTTGGTACCGAATATAGGGAAATGATTTTAGATAGCGCACTGAATAATGTGGATTTTTCAGATGTTCCGTTAAAATATAATCATTCCCAAGAAAAAGCAAAAATTTTGGCAAGAGCAAGACAGAGAACTCTGATATTAGAAAATCGTTCTGATGGCTTATATTTTACAGCTGAATTAAATACAAATCTGGGTGAAGATATTTATAATTCCATTAAAGCTGGAGACATAGTTGGATGTTCTTTTGGTTTTATTTGTGAAGAAGATGAATTTGATAATAGTACAAATACAAGAATTATAAAGAATATCTCTAAACTGACAGATGTTTCTGTTGTTGATGACCCAGCTTATAAACAAACTTATGTTGAAGCTCGTTCTAAAGATTATTTTATCGATATAGAAAATAAGAAGATAGAACAATATAATAAATATGAAAGAGATAAACTAACACTATTAACATTATTGTGAGATTTTCTATTAAACCTATTCATAAGATGAAATAGTATTACTTTTTAAGTCTAAAGTAAAAATTATCTATCAATCGTTGGATAATGATTGATAAAATAGTTGGATAACTTGATAATTTGCTATGAGGAAAATAAGATGGATGATAAAAAACTAAATGAAATAAAAACTCGTAAAGAAGAAATTAGAAAACTTCTTGAAAGCGATAGTAAAGATTTAAATTTAGAAGAATTACGTTCTGAAATCGAAACTTTAAATAAAGAAGAAAAAGAAATAGAAGAACGTAAATCTATCGCCGAACAAATTAATAATAATAAAATTGAATCTAAAAAAATTGAAATCCGCAAGGAGGATAAAAAGATGGAAAATAAATTAGAGTCTATTGAATATAGAAATGCGTTTCGTCAGTTCATTATGACTGGTGAAATGCCTGAGGAATTCCGTGCCGTTTCCATGGTAGCGAATAACCAGGCAATCGTTCCGCATGTCGTGCTGGACAGAATTATTGAGAAGATTGAAAACTATGGAAATATCATTCCTGAAGTTACAAAAACGACGTACCCGGCTGGTTTTCAAGTAGCCGTTTCTCAATTAGCCGGTGCGGCCAATTGGGTAAATGAAGCTACGTTAGCCACAAATGGCGTTACTATTGATGCTAAAACAACTACTCCGTTAACCTTTAACGCCTATGGTTTGGCCAAAGCGATTGGTTTAAGTTTCTTTACCCAAGTTGAAACACTTCCGGCTTTTGAACAAAAAGTGGCTGAAAATGTAGGGACTGCGATGGCAATGGCAATTGAATCTTCTATTGTTTCTGGAGATGGTAGTTCTAAACCCACCGGGATTTTTACGGATGCCGCAACAACTACGAATGTTGTAAATCTCGCTGCTAGCCTTAAGTATAAGGATTTAATCAATGTCATTAAAGGTATGCCAGCGGCTTATAGAGCCAACAGTGTACTTATAATGAATGAAGATACGTTCTTTGAACTTTATGGAATTACTGATACAGCTGGGCAGGCCGTTTGCCGTGTGAATGTTGGTATTGACAATAAACCGATGTACAATATCCTTGGAACTCGTGTTCTTGTTACTGATTTTGCGCCTTCTTTCGCGGCTGCTGCAACGGGTGATATTGTAGCTGTGGGTGTTAAACTTAGCGATTATATCCTGAATGTTTCCCATGCACCGGATTTAGTGAGATATAAAGAAGATGCAACCAGATCGCTCATAATCCAAAGCGTGGCACTTTTAGACGGAAAACTTGCAGATAAGAATTCTCTGCTCGCAATTAAGAAAGGTTAATTTGAATATAAAAAGGTAAGGAAAATAAAATCCTTATCTTTTTTATTTTATGTTAAATTCGCTTGTTACAAATTAGTTTTATATAAATGTAAGAGTAATATATCTAATTTGTAATGAGGTGATTATATGTACACGATTTATCTATGGAAAGCGAATGGAATACCTAAATATGTAGGGTCTACGAGTTTGACAATTACGAAAAGAATTCAATTACATTATATTTCTTGTAAGAAGTCTGTAATCTATAAATACGTAAGAGAACATCCTAATGAAGAATTCTCTTATGTTGCAATAGATTATGCAAATACAAAAGAAGAAGCGTTTGAGAAAGAAGAATTCTGGACAGAATTTTATAGAGAAAGATATTCTATGTTGAATATCTTTACAGGTCCAATACCAGATGATAATACAAAAAGAAAAATTTCAGAAGCAACTAAAGGAAATAATAACCCTTTCTTTGGGAAACATCATACAGAAGAATCAAAGAAAAAAATGTCTGAAGCAAGGAAAGGAAAAAAGAAATCTGAAGAATTTAAAAAATATCTTTCAGATATGTTTGCAGGGAAAAATAATCCATCTGCTAGGAAAGTTCGCATTAAAGAATCAAATCAAATTTTTGAGTCTATTAAAGAATGTGCTGAATTTTTAAATGTAAGTCGTCCTACTATAAGTAACGCAATTAAACGAAAATCAAAAGTAAAAAGAAAATATACTATAGAATACATCTAATTTTTAAAGGGATAGGAATTTGTTCTATCCTTATTTCTATAAAGAAGATAAAATTATTTTTGCAAAATTAATTTTAATAAAAACGAGGTGAAATACATTGCTAAATGAGAATATTAAAAGTAATACTAATCTTACTAATCAAGATGTTCCAACAGATAACGAACAATCCACTTCTACTCCAACTGATGCTACAAGCAGCGATAATATTAATAATACTAACAATATTAATGACACTGTAAATACAGAGTTAGAAGATTTTAAGCAATATGCCCGCATAGATTATAATGATGATGATAATTTAATCCAAATCTTTTTAGCTGCTTCAAGAAATTATATTCAAAAAGCAACTGGAAAACAATATGATGATTCCAAAGAATTACATCATTTATTAAAAAACTTATTAACATTGCATTTTTACGAAAACAGACAGTCAGTAAATGCATCTACCGTAAATGAAGTTCCGTTCACTATTCAGAATTTATTAACATTTATCCAATCAACAACCGATAATAATTCAACATAAAACAATAACACAAGATATGCTCGATTTTTGGCAGAAAGTTATTCCTGACCGTCAATTTTATACTAGCACCTTAGATTATTCATTTGGTGGTATTTTAACAATTTCTAGTAATATAATAAGTATTGGTGATTATGCTCTCAGGAGCCGTAATAATCAACGTTTTGAAAATCAAGTGTTTCAAAACTGTAATAAGCTTACTACAATTACTATTGGACCGAATTTAGCTTATATGTCTACAAATACATTCCAAGGTTGTTCATCTTTAGCAACAATTAATGTTATTGGGGATGAAAACTGTACGACTGCGAAGACATTGCAAGCTATAAATCCGTCGTATTATAACAACGCCACGATTGTATATAATTATATACCGCCTTCAGGTGAATAAAATTAAAAAGGTGATTATTGAGGGTGTGAATAAAAGTCTGTAAATAGGTCTTCTATGACTTTAGCATTTATGTATTTTACGGTTGTAATCTGTCAGGATACATAATGGTCAGTTCTCCTCTTACCTTACCCCAGTTACGAATTGGCATAGTCCATTTCTTGGTGGCCTCAAACGTTGCCAGATACAACGCCTTCAGCAGAGCCTGTTGGCT